TTTGCATGCGTTCTTGGTCTAGCTCTGCGTTAATCTTTGCCGTCTGGTCTCTAGCTATTAACCTAGCCCTGCTTTTGCTTACGCCTGCGCGTTCGTGTATGATCGTGGCTAAATTTTCAGCCCTACCGTTTTTTAAATAGCTCTCCCTTATTGCTTTTTCTACGTCGTTTAGATAGTCGTTTTTAACCGAGGTTATCAGGCTCACATTTTTAGCGATGTATTCGTCCAATTTTGTTTTTACGGCAGTATCTCCCACAAGTGGGGTTAAATCCACGTCAGTGCCTTTTTGTACGTTTTGGATTAATCGCTCTTTGTTGGTTTCATTAACCGCCTTAACTACGTTTTGGCTTAGCTTTTTGGCGTAGTCTAATGTGTCGGTTTTTCGTAGTCCGTCTAGTATTTGGGTTGTATGCTCTATTATTTCGGCGTCGCTAGGGTTACCTAGCAAAAATGACCTAAGCCTTTTTAATAAAGCCGTTTTTAAAGAGGCTATTAATAGTAATAAGGCATTACGATATTTAACCTCCGCCCGTTTGCTAGGCTGTACTGGCTTAAACTCTTTATTGCGTTTTTTGTTGAATAGTTCAGATAAGGTCGGCTTCATCGGCTGGCTCGTCTAACTTTTGGGCTAATAGCTCGGCTTCGGTTATATCCTCGGCGCTTATGTTCTTAATCAAGCCCTCGTCTTTTAGCTCTTTTAAAATGATCGCTTCGGTTATTACGCCCTTATCTAATAAATTGCCTAATGCTGTGCTTTTTACGTTTAAAATTTCGGCTTTTTCTTTATCATTTAGGCTGTCAATACTGTAAAAATCGTATTCTAAATTTTCGCCTAGGACAAACGGATCGATGAAGTCATAAACTGGGCGTAGTAGTGTGTTTTGTAGTTCGTTTATCGTTTCATAATATGCTCGGTTGTCTTCTTCGCCACTACTAAAGCCGCCAGCGCCCTCACCAAAAAGTATACTAATAGGGCGGTTTAGCGCGCCTGCTACTACTATACAACTCTTGCTCCAAAGCTCGGCTATCCCAGTTAGGTTATTTTCCTTTGTTAAATAGTCGTCCTCCATATCCATAGCGATTGCGTTGGTATAGCTTTTGGCTTCATTTATTAGCCTTAGCCGTTTTAGTATCTCGCCCTCATTACCAGTCGCTATTTGCTCGTTATATCCGTGCATTTTATAGACATCTATTTTGCACTCCTCTATCAAGTCACTAACGCTTAGCGTGATAGTGTCAAACATCTTTATCACATCAAGGGCGGTGGCTATATCGCTTATGCTTTCACGCTGTTTTATGCCGTAGCTCTTTATCCCCCCTTGCACTATACAAAGACGGCTGACGTGGGTTTTAACCCCCTTTACATCATAAAGGCTAGGTCGGTTAAATTTATGCTCTGCGTTTCTTGCTTTGAATTCGCCTTTACCAAAAACGATAAATTGCTTAATTGTTTCATTTGGCATTAATGGAAGTTGATAGGTGTCCTCGCCTGCATCCGTTACGGCTAAAACTGCCGCCTCGCCGTATAGTAAAACGTTAAAAAGCAGGTCTTTAATAACGCCCTCTATCTCTAGTTTATTGCAAGCGTCGTAATACTCTTTTTTGCGTTCCTCATCTATATCGTCCCAGTCGATCTCACGCCCCATTTTTAACATATCGCCTATGGTTTTTTTAATGTAGCGTTTAGCTATCCAACCATTGTTGTAAGCGTTTAGAAGCTGTGTGTTTGTGACTAATAACGGCGTATAATCTCTATTCGCCGTCATTTGCCCCATTTTAGTTACTAGGTTTTCTAAGCTATCGGTTATTTTTTGCCCCATTATTCCGCCTTTTATTTTTGATTAATAATAAGGCGTTTTTGGGCGTTAGCTTCGGCTTGTGATGTGTCCCCAAATTGTTGTTTTGCTTTTTATTAGTGGTTCTAGGGCGTAACGTAATGCGTCTATGTAGTGGTTGTTTTCATCTAGTATTTGAGGCAATATATCACCGCTGTGTGGATCGGTTTTGTAGCTGTATAATCTAAATTCTCGTGCCGTTTCTACGCAGCGCTCGTGTATTATGATTGCTTCAAAACTGCGTATAAACTCTATGCCGTCCTCTATGCTACCTTTACCTTTTATTGTTGGCGTTATCATACTTAGTCCGTGCCTTTTTAAATAGCTTATACTTTCAGGGCGTGCGTTGTCGGCTCTTATTACATATTTATGTATATCCTCGATCCGATCTTTTAAAAACTCCGCCGTATAATCAAGCTCTAGCCCTACCGCTCCAGCTTCGTGGCTTATGTAAAGTTTGCGATCGTGTATATAACACCTTATCGCAGCCGTTGGGTCGTTAGCAAAGCCGAAGTCTAAGCCGTGATAAGGGTTGCCTAGCCCGTCGGTGCTAAAATTTTCTATTCTAAATTTACCCTTGAAAATAAGGGCGTCGCTCTTTGTATTGTAGCCCCCTAGCCATATATGCTCGTAAGTGCTAGGGTTAAATCTGCGATCGTATTCTTGCTCTTTATTTAGTTCCTCGGGCAAAAAAGGATTATCGCTAAAATTCGCCGTAATTAAAACAAAGTCCGTCGCGCCATTCTCTTGCATTTGTTTAAAAAAGCTATCCACTGCGTCCGTTTCGTTTTCAGGGTTCCAGCTAAACCAAAGCTCTGAATTTTCTTTGCGTATGGTCGGACGTAAAAGCTCTAGGCTTCGCTTGCTTAGGTTTTGTGCTTCCTCTACCCACGCAATATCAAAGCCCTCTAGTGATTTTATACTATCGGCGGTATGGTCTTGCATACCTTGAAAAATTATTAAGCCGTTGCCACGCTTAGTTCTGATCTCTGTTAGCGTCACGTCAAAATATTCGCTTACACCTAAGCTATTTATTTTACTTTCAATTAGAGCTTTTGATGAAAATTTTAACGATCGTTGTATTTCTCTTATACAAACAATTCTAGCATTTGGGTTAATTAGCATTGTTTCGATTATGCACTCGGCGAAAAAATGGCTTTTCCCGCTACCCCGTCCGCCTTTAGCCCCTTTGTATCTTTTGTTTTCTAGTAGCGGCTCAAAGATCGGGGCGGTGTTTAAATCAATTATCATTTATCAAGCTTTACTATCGTTCGCCTAATTTCGGTTACTTCAGTTTGCTGTGCATTGGTGTTGTTTATATTAATGTTGCCAGTGCGTGAATTTACTCCTAGTGTCAGGCTTGCTTTATCTATGGCTTCTTGCAAAGCTTTGAAGTCGTTTGCGTTTAGCTCTATGGGCTCGAAAGTCTGCACCCCGTCACCGACGCCAACCTTTTCGTATTTGGTGTTTTTATCTAGCATGTCCATCACTCGATTAAGATTTTTTTGCGTAGCATTAAATATTAATCCGCGGTTATATGCTTCATCTTTAGCAGTGCTCAAAATACTGCTCATTTCTATTTCTGATTTTTGAGCTTGTGCCGATAACAGCGTTATTTGAGCTTCAACTAAATGCTCATTTTTTGGCGTTAATCCTTTGAGTAAATTGGCCACAGTGCCATTTGATACGCTATGTTTTTTTGCTAGCTCTCTTTGTGAAAATTTACCCGTATGAAAGTCGGCCAAAATTTTCTCTTTTATTTCATCTGTTATTTTTCCCACCATCTACCCCTAAAATAAAGTCAGTTGTTGATATTTTTTCTTTTTATACTTGCGTTTAGGCTTCGTGCTTAAATATTTACTTTGGCACATCTTACTCCTATCCGCTGTCATTCTATGTTTTAACACCCAATCCAAAAATTCTTTAGGCGTATTTAGTATCGTGTTAAGCTCTGCTTGGTATTTTTTTACCTCGCTTACTCTTAGATTATTAATAACGGTTTCGTCCGTATAAGGGCTATTTAACACCTCCCTTATTAAAAACGAAATTTCCGTTAAATAATAATGATCCTCTCGCTTCTCCCAGTCTGGGTAAAACTTATCGAGCACGGCATAAAATACGTCCAAATGTTTTAAATTAGGCAAATCCATTTATCTAATAAATCCTAAATTCGCCCTCTATTACTCCAAGGGCTATTTTTCTCTCTAGTAGTTTTCGCTTGATTTTAAAAACGTCCGTTTGCATTCCTTTTACGTCCTCAATGATGCGTGTGCCATCTTTAAGGCGGTATGTAAAATCTGCTATGTATCTGATCTCACGCACGGTTCTAAAGCCTTGCCTCGTTGTTTCGTCTGATATTGTGTAGCTTGGCATTAACACAAAGGGCACTTGGCGGTTTAGCTCGCTTATCTCGCCAGCTCTTTGCATAATTTCAAGCTCTTGGTTTCTGCGCCACTCTTTGGCACTATCAAAGCCTTTGGTTTTGCGGTTGTGGTATTTATTCGCCGAAACGTTGCCAATTCTCATCAGCTACCTCCTCATATTTTTCTATGCTTTCGTGTTTGTGTGCGTGACACCATTGATGACACTCTCTACAAACGGCTATTTGTTTGCTGTCGTCCTTGTCTGCTCCAAATCTACCATATCTTACATGGTGACACTCTATGCTTTGTTGTTTCTCGCATATTTGGCAAAGTGGGTATGCTTCAAGTAGTCTTAGTTGGTAGTCTCTATTTTCGCTTTTAGTTAATCTCAAAATAGCCCCCTTGCTCCGCTCTTATAAATCATATAATCAGTCTTCGCTTGTCTATTAGTTAAACATGTTTGTTTCAGGCTGTATCCTTTAAAAACTTTATCGCCACACTCTACACGGTCGTCTATGTATGGCAAAATGTCGCTATTTTCACTTGAGAAAAATATAAAAGGTTCTCGCACTAGCCTAATTAGCTTTAAAAAATCTCTTAGTCCCCAAAAGCACTTATAGCCTGCTTTGTTTGTTTGCAAATATGGTGGGTCTAAGATCAATACAACATCTTTATTTTCAAATTCTTTTATCAGCTCCATTGCATCTTTGTGGGCTATCTCAACGCCTTTTAAATATCCATTTGCTTGATATAAAGACGTTTTGGGGCTGGACATAAAAAATGTTTTCTCTTTTTTAAGCTCAGACTCATTGTGGCAGTATTTACCTCCAAAAAGAAGCCTTGAGCTAAGTGTTAGCCAGTCGATGAAATATCCTCTTTTTATATACTCATCTATGATTTTTATAATTTTTTCTCTATCCTCTTCACTTACTTGGTCATTTTTTTTATATTTTTTTGTGATAGGCTCTATCGATCGTAAAATCTCGTTTATTGCCTCTATATTTGCCAGCCTCTCGCTGTAATTATCGTAGTCATTGTAAATTACCCTTGCGTTAGGGTAAATTTGCTTTATATTGTGGCTAAGTAGTCCAGAGCCACCAAAGGCGTCGATAAAAATTCCATTTCGGTGCGCTCTAAACTCATCTTTTATTAGCTCCCTAAAATGCTTAATAAAGTTTCTTTTTTGCCCTTGAAATGGCAAAGGGGCAGAGTTATATATCAAGGTTAGCCTCCTTTTCGTCCTTGTGCTTCTTGTTCCACTTTCTCATTATTTCAAGCACACCGTTTGCATCCTTACGGCTTATCTCAAAGCTATCAAGTATCTTTTTATTCTCGTCTGCTACCTTTGCGATTATGCTCGCTCCGCTTTCGGTGATTGTGATATATACGGCTTTCATCACGCGCCGATCCTTTTTATCACGCCCGCCACTATCGACTTAATGGGCGATTTTTGCGCCGTTAGGGCTTTAAATTTAGCCACGCCCATAAACTTGCCGTCGTTATCTCCGCCGATAAAATATACTGGCTCATTTCCGCCTACGCCGTTAAAGCTGTTATTCGCCTCACTCTCGCCGATTAGATAATCAGGGCAAATTTGTGGGGTTTTCGCGTAAATCTTATAAAGCTTGGCAAAGTCCCACTTTTTAAAATTCTCCCAGTCTTGTCCTTCTAGGTTGCAAACCTTTACCC